AAATGATTTTACGGGGCTGATTTCAGCCCCGTAAAATTCCTTTCAAGAATGAGGCAAGAATGGCCAATATGGGAATTGGGCTGCTTGGGCAACCCGACAAAATATTCAAAAGAAAGTTCAGATACACCTTGGAAATATTAACTCCTTGTGGGTTGATTCCAAAGTGGTTCGTTAAGACTGCATCTCGACCTCAATTAGATGTCGATGAGACAGAGCTTAATTTTCTGAATGGAGTGACATGGATTCCGGGAAAAGGTAAATGGCAACCAATTACTGTTACATACATTGATGTAGCAGATAGTTTGTCACAACCTCTTTATGACTGGTTGGTCTCAGTCTACGACTTTGTAGATCCAGTGGGACTTAAGCAATCAGAAAAGGCCGGATGGAGAGGACAAGCTTTACTTACTATGTACGACGGATGCGGGACACCACTTGAATTTTGGTTAATGGACTCTGTTTGGCCACAATCAGTAAATTTCGGTGATTTGGATTATGCAGACTCAGCAGAAGCAACAATTGAATTAACTTTAAGATATTCAGAAGTTTCTTATCTACCTGTTTGCGGACTTCAAGTACCAACATGTGCCTGCACAGGATGTTAACAAACAACAGGAGCAAAAATGGCAGAACAACACGCAATGGGAATCGGAACTATCGGCCAACCCGATATGGTGTTCAAGCGCAAATTTCGCTGGACATTTGAAGTTTTCGGTTTCTGCGATAATGAAAAAAATAAGATTCCAGAACACTTTGTGAAGTTGGCTTCACGACCAAACTTAAGCATTGAAGAGACTGAAATCAATCACTTGAATGCCAAAACATGGATTCCCGGAAAAGCATCTTGGGAAACCATTACGGTTACTTACTATGACGTAGCCCATCAAGAAATGCAAACTTTATGGAATTGGCTGGCATCAACGTATGATTTCACTGATCCCGTAGGATTGAAACAAGGTAATAAAAGAGACTGGGATGCCACTGGTGTTTTGACTCTCTTTGACGGCTGTGGAACTCCTTTGGAGTCATGGCAGATGCAACACATGTGGCCACAAGCCATTAACTTTGGAGAGATGGATTATTCAAGCTCAGAAGAAGCTGAGATCGAATTAACCCTTCGTTACTCCGATGTTAAATACGTGTCTCTCTGCCCAGCATTCGAAATCAATCCTTGTTGTGGTGGTTGCGGCACCACTGTCAAGAAAGATCAGTTCGCAGACTTCATCTAAGAATCGAGAGACATAAGGAGAAACAATGGCTGAACAAATCCCTATGGGAATAGGAAACCTCGGTTTCAGTAACTTGGTGTTCAAGCGAAAATTTCGCTATACATTTGAGTTATTTGATATCTGTGGCACAGATACCGTCCCAGCACATTACGTAAAATTGGCTGCTAGACCCAGCCTTTCTATTGAAGAAACAGAAGTTAACTTTTTGAATGCCAAGACATGGATTCCCGGAAAAGCATCTTGGGAAACAATTACTGTTACATATATTGATGTTGCCACTGCTGAAGCCGCTCCATTGTTTAGATGGCTAGCATCAGTTTACAACTTCACAGATCCTATCAATCTTCAGCAAGGTGCTATCCGAGATGATTATGCAGCAACGGCTGTTATCAAGCTTTGGGATGGTTGCGGTGCTATTTTAGAAAAATGGGAACTTAAAGATTGTTGGCCAACTTCAGTTAACTTTGGTGATCTGGATTACTCTAATTCAGAAGAAGCCACCATCGAACTAAGTCTTCGTTACTCTGACGTTACTTACACGCCAGAATGTCCTAACTTCCAAATCAATCCTTGCTGCACTGGTTGCGGTGTTGGAGAAGGTATTGATGAAGAAGAAGAAAACGAGTTGAATTTGGTATAATCCCTTACAGGATACTCTGATAAATGGCGGTGACGGAAACCCCTAATCCGTCGCCGCTTTTTTTATAGGAATTCATAATGCCTGAAAAAATGGGCCTTCAATTTGGTCTCGAATCAAGTGCTAACAAAACATGCAAACGAAAGTTTCGCTGGTTGTTCAGAATACCTGAAGTATCTGCTGATGGAATAGACACACTTCCTCCTCTAAAATCAGCCAGACCAACCTTGCTCTTTAAGGAAATGGTTGTAAAGCATCTAATTGAAGATGTTTATTATCCTGCAAAACCAGATTGGAAGCCAATACAAATCACCTTATATGATCTCAAAGAAAATACTGCCCCTGCCGGGACAACTGGAAACAGAACCAGAAACTTAATGTTTCAATGGATAAGAGAATTCTATAGACCCGGAACAGGTCTTGGAGAACTTGATCTGCCCAACGAAAGAAGATTCATCAAGACCTGCACATTGACAATGCTTGATGGATGTGGAGAGACTGTTGAAACATGGGTGTTTGAAGACGCTTGGCCGCAAAGCACTAACTTCCAAACACTAGACATGGGAGACTCAGGGATAGCCACAATAGACATATCCCTCAGATATGCACGAGCATACGTAGAAGACAATGGAGGGTCAGATATAGCCCTCAGAGATAACCCAAGGAATACACCGCAAGGAAGAAATGCTCAAATAGCTTTCACATCATAGCTCTTCTTCTTCGCCCTCTTCATCTTCTTCATCTTCTTCTTCTTCGTCGTCGCCCATAAAGTCTATTTTGAGAATGTCTTTCATTTCTGCAAGAGCATCTTCTAATTGTTTGCTCTTCCATCCAAGTTTACGAATTGTAGCAGATTTGTTAAGTCTGCCACGTTTTGTGTAACAATCAGATTCGTTATCTAACAGGCATTCCACAAGTTCCGTATATCCATTTTCTTTAAGCTTTTGTATGATCTCTCGCATCTCAATAGCATAAACCGGGTTTCCCGTATTCATATTTTTATTCATATACATATAGACTACCACATATTGTTACGACTTTCAAGGCCGCTTCTAGCATTGTTGGATTGTTCTCTTCCATTCCTAATAACAATGTGGTCAAACCTTTCTTGTAAGAAACCACGATATCGTTTTTTCAGTTCATTATAATTACGAGCACTTCTGTAAAGTTGCCTGAAATGGTTCAATATACAGGTGCTCATGTAATTAAAGGCTTTTCCTTTTCTTGGATCAAATCTATCAATCTTCTCAAAGCAGATAAGAACTCCTTCTTGAACAGCATCATCCATATCAATTCCATTAAACTTGGCCCAATTTGCTATGTTTTCGGATAGCACGTAAAAGGCGTAAGCTAATTGGTCTTGAAAGTCTTTGAAGCTGGCTTGAGACTCCTCATAGTCTTTGAGAGTCTTTTCAAGATGCTCTTTTTTAGAGTCATCTTCGTATTTAAGAAGGCGACGATTATAGGTCTGCTCAATATCTTCATGTATGAATTGATGCTTGACTCTTTGTCGCTTGTAGAATTGAAATGACTTAATGATAGACTCGAAGGTCTTGTTGTTGAGATATTCGCTGGCCAAATTTCCTCCCAATGGTGGTGCTAAAAGGGTATTTATATATTGTTTGTGCGGCCATTTTTTATCAAAGATCCTTCTTATACTGTATGAACATAGTAAAACTATACTCAGAATTGCAAACAAATCCCAACAACCTTAAGGCTTACAGGATGTTGGCAGAGCATTACAAAAATTGTAATATGGAAAATGAGCACCAAGCATTCTTGGAACTAATTGATAGGAAATTCAATGACAACAGTTCAAATACTGACAAAGAATAATGCTAAAACAATAGCAAAAACCCTTGACTCTATACAATCTTTGAACGCTAACATCATAGTCGGAGACATGGGAAGCAAAGATAGAACAATAGAGATTTGCGAAAACTATGATGCTCACATTGTCAGGATCAACGATCAAGATAGGTCTGAAGGAAGAAACAGACTTATAGACGAATCCCCAAGTGGATTAAAGATGATGATAGAGCCATGGGAAGTGTTAGCTCAAGGTCATCAGAATGTTAAAGAAGGATATGCCAGCATATTGACAGGACAAGTAATCTCTAAGGATGTTCGATTTTGGAATGAAGGAAGATTTGTCAATCCAACATATGAGCGTCTCGAAACAGGGGCAGATCAAGAAACAGGAGTTTTGATCTACAGCATTGGCTCAAGAGACTTGAAAGAAGACTTGAGGCTGATAGAGATATGGAAGAACAAAGACCCTAGAATAGCCGCTCCATACTACTACCAAGCTTGCTGTCAACTGGGTCTTGGAGACTATGAAGGGTTCTTAAAAACAGCAGAGCATTACTTGTTCTTGGATAAAGATTCAATGTCGGCAATAATGGCTCGATATTACTTTGCCATGGTACATTTGATTTATAAGAAACAAGCAAGACCAGTGCTCCAAAACATAAATCTTTGTCTTTGTTCCAGACCTTTAATGGCAGAGTTTTGGTGCCTTATGGCAGATGTCTATTACCATCTTCTTAAGAAGTTTCGACAAGCAAAAGAGTTCTACGAGAATGCTTTGATTCTGGGCAAAAGAAGACTTGCGACAGATAAGTGGCCTATGGACATTTCGAAATATGGCGAGTATCCAAGAAAGATGATCGAGAGTTGCGACAAAATCGCAGAGACCCATTCCACTTATTCAAGCGGCTCATGACTACCATCCGCCTTCTTTGCGTGCTTTGTCATAACAGTCCATGCAACTTCCATGCTTGTTCCACTTGCCGCATTCACATGTCTTCCCTACTTGATTCAAAACTTCTGAATGAACAATCTGACCTTCTCTGTCATATTCTTCCCAAAGCCAAGGAGTAATGCTGTCGTCTTCTTTGAATTCGTAATAAATCTCAACAGCGAAATACCCATACTTCGTCTTGGGTTCTTTGAAGTTACCGCTATAAGCTCCGCTTAACCCTTCCACGGACTTACGAAGACCAAAGAGTCTTTGCTTATCGGCCCAAATGTCATGCGAGCCAGTATAAACTCTCTTGGGTTTTCCAGAAGGAAGATTATTCAGTTTAGCAACCCAGCCACCATCACCAGAACAATAAACAAACCCCTGTTCAATAAGATAATCATGATCAGACTGACTGACTGACTACGTTTTGCAATCCATGGATTCTTCATTAGTAAATTCCCTCTAGGTGGTTCACGACAATCGTAACATCATCCTTGTATCTTGCAACATCAAGCTGCTTCCTTCCGGGGCCTAATTCCCTGAGCTTAAAGACCAACTCATCTTTAGTGCAATTGATGACTTGCCAGCTATTGGCTGCAACCTTATCTGCACTCTTTTCAAGGTCTTCTACACTGGAAGCTTCCATGGCGGGAAAATAATCCCGAACTTGACTGCCAGCTTTCTTCATTACATTCAAATAAATTGGATGGTTACAAGCACATCCGGGGTTCTTAAGAAACTTACCGATGTCTTCTTGAAGTGTGTCTGGCAAGCTTTCTCTGAATCTCTCATCCATAAGAGCTTGTTTGATATTGTGTATTGTTACTTTTTTCTTATTCATCCCATAAATCCCATATCTTTGTCATAGTCTTCGCCGCCTACTCGTTTGGTTGGTGTTCCATCATCAATCCTCTGTTGTTTGTCAGCCTCTTCTTTTTCCATCCTGACTTTTTCATCAACAGACTTGTAGGCTTTTGCATATACGTCTGGAAGTTTTTTGCACACGCATCCTCTTCCACATTCAAGACACTTAAACATCTTAGTTGTAGAAACCGAGTCTCTGTATACTGTTTTCTTTTTAACAGAATCAAGTCTAGGTGAGCCACCGGGAACATCAACTCTTTTAACTTCTGTAAGCTCTTCTGCTTCAGAACCTTCCAGTTTTATGATCTTCCTAAATCCACAAGGCTCACAAAACATAAACCATCTTTTAATTGTCTGTACCGTCATCTTCATCCCCCACAACAAATTCAATTTTGCTTCTTAGTAGATACATGAGATCCGTATAAGTTTGAGCAATCACGCTGCCAGCAAATCCATAAATGGGGATCATCCACCAAAGATGCCATGAAAAGAATGCTCCACAAATCATACCAGCCCAAAAGCCTGTGCATTCATAGCATCCCAAAAGC